GTGGGGAAACCCCGAGTCGTACAGGGTCCTCAAGCGGCATCCGGGCGACGCGTTCGCCATGCCCGGCGACGAGGCGGCCATCGTCCCCGCCGGGAACATGGTCCACATATTCCGCAGGGACAGGCCGGGGCTGCACAGGGGAATCCCCGAGCTGACCCCCGCGCTGGATTTGTTCGCGCAGCTCCGACGCTACAGCAAGGCGGTGCTTTCAGCCGCAGAGGCCGCAGCGGACTTCGCGGCGGTGCTCTACACGGACACGCCGCCCGACGGCGAGAGCGAGGACATCGAGTCCCTGGACGCGATTCCCCTGGAGAGGAACATGATGCTGACGGTCCCGGCGGGGTGGAAGCTCGGCCAGCTCGACCCGAAGCAGCCTTCCTCGACGCATTCCGAGGCGGTCAAGTGCTACCTCTCGGAAATCGCGAGGTGCGTCTCATGCACATACGGGACGGTGGCGGGCGACTTCAGCGGCTTCAACTACGCGTCGGGCAGGCTCGACAGCCAGGTGTACCACAAGTCCATACTCGTGGACCGCTCCTGCTGGGAGGGCGAGGTGCTGAACCGCGTCTTCGAGGCGTGGTTCAGGGAATGGCTGCTCCTGCGCGGCGAGGCCGAGGCCGACGATTCCCACACGTGGTTCTGGGACGGTTTCCCCCACGTGGACCCCGTGAAGGAGGCGACGGCGCAGTCGCAGCGGCTGGCAAGCTGCACGACCACCCTCGCCGCCGAGTGCGCCAGGGAGGGCCGCGACTACATGGCCGTCCTGCGCCAGAGGGGCAAGGAGCTCAAGGTGATGCGGGAGCTTGGAATCCCCGTCACGGCGAACGGAAACAACGTCCCGGAGACGGGCAAGGAGAAGGATGATGAGTGATTTCAGACTGATTGAGGCGTCCGCCGGGACCCGCCCTAAAGTGGCCGGCACCGCATACACGGGCGGCGGGATGCGCCTGCCCGGCTGGCGGCACCCCGTCGTGGTGGATTTGTCGGGGATGGAGATTCCCGAGACAGTGCCATTGCTGACCAACCACGAAAACCGCACCGACGCCCGCGTGGGCATGGTGAGGGCGAAGGTGGCGGGCGGCGTCCTCGAGATCGAGGGAGACATCGTCTCCGACGGCGAGGCCGCAAGCGGCATCGTCGCCCAGTGCAAGGCGGGCGCGGACTGGCAGCTCTCCATCGGCGCGGACGTGCGCGAGAGCGAGCTTGTGAAGGCGGACCGGGAGGTCAACGGGCAGACGGCCGCCGCGCCGTTCTACCTGGTCTCGAAATCCGTCCTGCGGGAGGTCTCGGTCGTCGCCGTCGGCGCCGACCAGTCCACGAGGATGCGCGTAAGCGCAAGTTTCAACATGATGCATCCAGAGCACGTGAAAGGAGAGGACATGGAGGAAAACAAGAACACGCCCGTTGCGGCGACCGCGGCGAAGCCGCTGGACCAGAACGACATCGAGGAGGCCGCGAAGGCCGCCGCCGAGGGCGCGGTGACCGCCGAGCGCAGCCGCGTCTCCGCCATCGCCGACATCTGCAAGGGGGAATTCCCCGAAATCGAGCGCGAGGCCGTCAAGTGCGGCTGGACTCCGCAGGAGACCACCGCGAAGGTGCTGGCCGCCCTCCGCGCCGCCCGACCAGCAGCGGGGGTGAACGTGATTGTGCGCGACCGCCCGGAGGGTGCGGAGATGAAGGCGACCATCGAGGCCGCCCTCTGCCTGCGCGGCGGGATATCCCCCGACACGCTTGAGAAGTCCTACGGCGCGAAGACCGTGGAGGCGGGCGGGAAGGCGATGGACATGCCCCTCAAGGAGGTTCTCCACGCCTGCCTCGACATGGAGGGGATCGCCCACGGGCGCACCGTGGACAACGAGACCATCCGCGCCGCGTTCTCGACCGTGAGCCTGCCCGGCATCCTGTCGAACGTGGCGAACAAGAAGCTGCTGGACAGCTACCGCGCCCAGCCCGTCATCGCCCAGCGCCTCTGCACGAGCGGCGACCTCTCCGACTTCAAGGAGAGCGAGAGGTTCCGCCTGACCGACGTCGGCGACCTGCTCCCCGTCGCCCCTGACGGCGAAATCAAGGAGGGCGGCATCTCCGAGGAGGCCGCGAAGAACCAAATCGACACCTACGGCAAGAAGTTCTGCCTGACCAGAAAAATGATTATCAACGACGATTTGGGCGGCTTCATGCGCGTCCCCGCCGCTATGGGTAACCGCGCCGCAAGGCTCATCGACCAGCTCTTCTTCGCCCGGCTGCTGAAGAACCCTGCGCAGCCCGACGGCAAGGCGCTCTTCAGCGCCGCGCACAAGAACCTGCTCACGGGCGCATCCAGCGCGCTTTCGGCGGAGAGCCTCAAGAAGGCCATCCAAATCTTCCTCGACCAGACGGACTCCGACGGCCAGCCCATCAGCGTGGAGCCCCGCATCCTGCTCGTGCCGACCGCCCTCAAGCACCTGGCAATCGAGCTGACGAAGGGCGCGACGCTGGTGGTCGCGGGCAGCACCGACAAGGTCGTCCCCGCCCTCAACGTCCTCGCGGACGAGAACCTGCAGGTGGTCTCCAGCCCCTACCTCGCCAACGCCTCCTACGACGGCGCGAGCTCGGCGGCCTGGTACCTCTTCGGGCAGCCCGGACAGGTGGACACCTTCGAAATCGGCTACCTCGCAGGACGCCGCACCCCGACCGTGGAGCGCGGCGAGACCGACTTCAACACGCTGGGCCTCTGGTTCAGGGTGTACTTCGACGTCGGCGTGAGGGAGCAGGACCACCGCGGGATGGTCAAGGCGAACGGGCAGGCATAGTCAAACAGGGGGCGCGTGAAGCGCCCCCGCAACTGGAGGATTGAACATGAAGGCAACCTACGTGCAGAGAGGCGAATACATCGACATCGTGCCGGAAAGCAAGGTCAACGCGGGCGACGTGGTCGTCCAGGGCGACCTCGTCGGCATCAGCAAGCTCGACATCGAGGCCGGCAAGCTCGGCGCAATCGCCACCACCGGCGTCTACGACGTCGAAAAGGGGAACGAGGCCTTCGCCGCGGGCGCGAAGGCGTACTGGGACGGCGGGAAGGCCACCGCAACGGCGGAGGGGAACACCCGCATCGGGCTGGTGGTCCAGGCCGCCGACGCCTCCTCCCCGACCGTCCGCATCCTGCTCAACGCATGATGCTGGCCGAGGCCGCGGAATGGCTGTCCGCGCAGACGCTCGAGCACCTGTCCGTCCCCGTCCTCTACAGGACAAGGGAGGGAGAGGCGTTCGAGGCGCGGGCCGTCATAGGCTCCACGGTGTATGAGGCGGCTGACGGGGGCGGGATGATTTTGAGGACGGAGACCCGCGACTTCATCATACCCGCCTCGCTGCTGCCGCTTGAGCCGTCGAGGGGCGACTGCGTCGTCTGGCGAGGCACAGTTTACGAGGTGCTCGCCCCGGACGGCTCGCCCTGCTGGCGGTGGAGCGACGGCTTCCACACCATGAAGCGCATCCACACCAAGGAGACGGGCAAGGAGGACGAAGATGGCTGAAGAGAATGAAAAGCCAGGCGACCGCACCGTATGGGACGCGGTGATGCAGGCGAGGATGGATTTGGCGGAGCTCAAGGGCATGATGACGATGCACCTCCGCGAGGGGGAGCACCACCATCCGCCCTGCGCCCCGGCTGCAAACCTCCAGCGGACGATGCTGACGGCGGCGGGGGCGTCCATACTGGCGCTCCTGTCGGCCCTCGGCAGCATCGCGCTGGAAATCATAAGGCATTAGGAGGGGACATGAGCAGGATACTCGATTTGGCGGAGGCCGTGGCCGCCGCGCTGGCCGACTACTCGGCGGAGGTTCTCTTCATCCCCGAGTTCGACCTCAAGGGGACGAAGGAGACGAGGGTCATCGTGGTCCCTGCGGGGACGGAGTTCAAGGCCCTGTCGCGGGCGTCGCACGAGGAGCGCCCCTGCGTCCACGTCGGCGTGCTGCGGCGCGCCACGGAGGACGACGTGCCCGCCCTCGTGGAGTTCGCGCAGGCGCTGGGGCGGTCGTTCCTCAACAGAAGGCTGGCCGGCATGACCTGCACGGGAGTCGCCTTCGACCCCGTGTACTCGCCCACACACCTCCGAGACAAGGGTCTCTTCGTCAGCGTGATGGAGCTGACCTTCCAGGGGGCGGCATGAGCGACGGCTTCAGCGTGAGGCTGGACTTCGGCGACGAGCCGCTCATGGGGGCCGTGAAATACGCGAACCGGAAGGCGATGCGCGGCGTGGGCGCGTATGTCCGGCGCGTGGCGGTGAATTCCGTCCACAGGTCGAGGAGCGCGTCCGCCGCCGGGACGCCGCCGCACACGCGGCGCGGCCTCCTGAAGAACTCCATACTGTTCGGTGTCGAGGGCGACGGGCGCAGCGTGGTCATTGGACCCGCCAAGTCCTTTGTCGGAATATCGATGACCGCCCACGAGTTCGGAGGGATGTACAGGGGGAGGAAATATCCGAAGCGCAGGCTGATGGGGCCGGCGCTCATGCAGTCCGCGCCGGAGCTGCCGAAGCTCTGGAAGGACGCAATCCGCTGATTCACGCAGCGGCAGCCCGACGCCAAGGTGGCGTGTCGGGCCCGAATGCACCAACATGCACGGGCCTGGCCTCGCGGGCAGCCCGTGGCGAATCAGGAGGCACAAATGGCAGTAGTTCTCGGTCTCGACGCGGTACTCTACCGCGGCACCGCCGGAACGAAGGCGACCACCGAGGTCACCAACGTGAAGGACTTGACAATCAACCTGGAGAGCGGCGAGGCGGACGTCACCACCCGCGCGACGGAAGGCTGGAAGGCAGCCGTCGCGACCCTCAAGGAGGGCTCGCTGGAGTTCGGAATGCTCTACGACACCGCGGACGCCGACTTCCAGGCGTTCCAGTCGGCATACTTCAGCAACACGCCGATGGCGCTGTTCGTCTCGGACGGCGCGGGCACGGGGCTGGACGCCGACTTCTCCATCACCGGCTTCAACATCACCCAGAATCTTGAAGAGGCCATGACGGTCTCCGTCAAGGCGAAGCCGACCGCTTCCACCCGCGCCCCGCAATGGGTGTCGGGCAGCGGAAACTGACGACCCAAGGCATAGGGGACGCGCGCAAATCCCCCGAAGCCGCCCCCGCGCGCCTCTGACGCAAGCGCAACCTGCGGGGGATTTTCACTCTTGAGAGCCGAGGCGAGGCGCGCCAAGTCTCCAAGGCCGCCCCCGCGCGCCTCTGATTCAAGCGGACCAGGCGGGGGATTTTTCCAAGTTTCTCTTTATATATGGAATCATAGGAGGCAGGATGAAGTCATTCACCGACAACATGGGCCGCGCGTGGACGCTTGTGGTCAACGTGGCGACCGTGAAGCGCGTCCGCGCCCTGTGCGGCGTGGACCTGAACTCCGTCATCGAGGTGGAGGACGGGAAGCCCTCCGCGAAGTTGCTCGAACGCCTGTCCAGCGACCCGGTGCTGCTGGTTGACGTGCTCTACGCCGTCTGCAAGCCCGAGTGCGACAGCCTCGGCGTGTCCGACGAGGACTTCGGCTCCGCGATGGCGGGCGACTCCGTGGACGCGGCCACCCAGGCGCTGCTGGACGAGGTCATCGATTTTTTCCCGGAGGCGAAACGGCGGGCGTTCAGAAAAATCCTGTCGGCCAGCCGCCGTTTCGGGGAGGCGGCGAAAAAGCGGCTGGCGGAGCTCCTGGAGGACAAGGGGCTCGAGGACGCCCTGGTGTCGGAGCTGGAACGGTTGACCGGCTTGTCTCCGAGTGCGCCGGAATCTGCGGCGTCTGCCCCGACCCCTTCAAACTGAGGGAGCTGCTGGCGATGGCGGAGAGCCGCGAACGCTCCGAATGGGGGCGGCTCTCCAACCTGATGGCCTTGGTGGCCAACGCGCACCGCGACCCGAAGCGGAGCTCGACGGTCCGCCCGGAGCGGTTCAACCCGTATGCGGGGAGCACGGCGGAGTTGACGAGGCGCAACAGGCCAAAGGCTCCGCTGACGCTGCTGCGCGACGTGTTCTGCCGCAAGGACAGCCGCAGGGAGCGGGAGATTACGAGGACGGAGAGGATTGAGAGGCCCGACGAAAGGAGGTGAGCGGGATGGCAGGGGCAAGCGGAAACGTGAGGGCGGGACGCGCCTTCGTGGAAATCATGCTCGACCAGACCCGGTTCGAGCGCGGGCTGAAGGCGGCGCAGTCGCGCCTCAAGTCCTTCGGCGCGTCGGTGACTTCGCTCGGCACGAAAATGCTCGGCATCGCCACCCTGGCGGCGACGCCCCTGGCGTTCGCCACCAAGGCGTTCGCCGACTTCGACGACGAGATGCGGACGGCCCGCGCCGTGACGGGCGCGGCGGACGCGGAGTTCAAGGCGATGACCGAGACCGCCGAGAAACTGGGGCGGGAGACCTCCTTCACGGCGAAGCAGGTCGCCGAGGGCATGACCGCCCTCGGGCGCATGGGGCTCAAGGCGGGCGACATCAACGCCGCCATACCCGCCGTCCTCGACTTGGCGCGCGCCACGGGCACGGAGCTGGGCGACGCAGCCGAGATCGCCGCCAACAACATGAGGGTGTTCGGCATCGCCTCCTCCGACATGGCGAAGGTCTCCGACATCCTGACGGCGACCGCCAACGGGAGCGCCCAGACGCTCTCCGACCTCGCGGAAGGGCTGAAGATGGCGGGGCCGTCCGCAGCAGCCGCCGGGGACGACATCCGCAACGTGGCGGGCTCGCTCGGCGTCCTCGCCAACATGGGCATCAAGGGTTCGCTCGCGGGCACGGCGCTGCGCAAGGCGTATTCGCAGTTCGCGAACCTCAAGGTCCAGAAGAAGCTGGCGGAGTTCAACATCTCCACCGTGGACAGGAACGGCAACCTGCGGGCGATGCCCGACATCATGGCCGACATCGCGCGGGCGATGAACACGATGCCGAGCGCGAGGAAGCTCGCCTTCGCCGAGGAGATTTTCGACCTGCGCGGAAGCCTCGCCGGGCTGCAGCTCGGCGGCAACATCGACCAGCTGAACGACTTCATCAGGATGCTTCACAACTGCGACGGGACCGCCGCGGCGACCGCCGAGGAGATGGACAAGGGAATCGGAGGCGCGCTGCGCCGCCTCCAGTCGGCCTTCGAGGGTGTGCAGATTGCGGTCGGGCGCGTCGTGGGAGACGCCCTCGCGCCCTTCATGGACAGGATTTCGAGGATGCTGAACGGCGTTGCCGAGTGGGTCAAGTCCCACAGGGAGCTGGTGGTGCAGCTACTCAAGGTCATAGGGATTGTCGCGGCGACGGGCGCGGCGCTGGTTGCGCTTGGCGTGGCGTTCAAGGCAATCGCCTTCGCGGTCGGAACCCTCAACACGGTGTTCGCCGTGATGAAGGTCGTGGTACTCGCCCCCGTGGCGGCGGTGAAGCTGCTCGTCGGCGCATACCATCTGCTGACAGCTGCGATTGCCATAACCAAGACGGTGGCTCTGGCCTGCTGGGCGGCGATAACCTCGCCTGCCTTCCTTGTTGGGGCAGCCCTTGCGGCGGTCGTCGCCGTGGTGTGGAAGCTCACGGGGGCGTGGGACATCTGCGCCGACGCGATATCCGGCTTCTGGGGCGACTGCACCGCCGCCTTCAAGGACATCGGAGCGATATTCGGCGAGACATGGGAGGCGATAAAGGTCGCCATCGGCTCGGGCGACCTCGCCGGGGCGGCGAAGGTGGGGGTTGCGGCGCTGAAGCTCGTCTGGCTCAAGGGCATATACCCGCTCCAGAAGGCGTGGATAGAACTCAAGAACCTGCTCGCCGACTCCTGGACGGTGGTGGTGTACGGGATTCTCAAACTGGGGAACAACCTCTGGTACGGGCTTCTCACTGGACTCTACAGCGTTGGCGACGCCATCGCGGACGCCTGGGCGGGCATCTGGAACGGCATCGTCGACGTGTTCGAGAGCACCTGCAAGTGGATCGAGAAGCAGTGGGTGAAGCTCGCCACGGTGTTCGACAGCTCGAACGTGACGGACGCCGCCCTGCAGGCGGTCGAGAGGAAATACGCGAACGCGAAGGACGAGAGGGAGCGGCAGTTCGCCGCGGCAGTCGGCGGACGCAGGGAGAGGCGCGAAGCGCTCTCCCGCGAATGGGATTCCTCCAATGCCGCCATCGACCGGGCGCAGAGCCAGGCCATCATCGAGAACCAGGAGAAGTACCGCGGACTCATCGACGACGCGCAGGCGAAGATCGGCGAGGCGACGGCGGAGTGGCGGGACGCGATGGACGCGGTGAGGAAAACCGCCGCCGAGCGGGCCGCCAAGGCCGAGGAGGCGAAGGGGCGAACCGCCCAGGCCGCGCGCGGCACAAGGCAGGCGGCGGAACGTGCGGGACTGTCCGCCGACAGGGGCGGCGAGCGAAGCTCCGCAGGCAGCTGGAGCCTCCGCGAGCTCAAGGGGATGTTCGGGAGCA